TTCAATTGCCTTGTCATCCAAACCTTTTGCCTTCAAAATTTCCTGTAAAGTCATGATTTATTTCATCCTTTCAAATTACAATTTTTACAAGTTATGTCTTGTTTTGAAATGCTCTGTTTTACTTCTGACTTTTGAAGAAGGGTATGAAAAAAGCACCGTCTGTGGATGCTTCAATCAACTTTTGTTTTTATCTTTCTTTTCCGTTTCCTTTGCCCTTTCAACGGCATGGGCAATCATGTTGAAATCATCAACAATAAAATCTTCATCTTTCATTTGTCATCACCTTTTCAAACTTTCAAAGATTCGGACTAAATTTGGATCACACAACTTTTCACCCTTCAGATATGATGCAAAACTTTCTGCAACATATTCTGACTTGTCAGAACCGGCATATCCTGATATTTTATCAGCATACTTTGGCATATCAGCAACCACATCATCCCAAAGTGGTGATTGATATACTTTTCTTTCCATCATGTGACCCCATTCATGATGAATTGCTTCTTCAATGGATTCAGGAACAGTTGCCCTTCCGCTAACCTTTGACCTTTCAATTGTTTCACGCAAGGTTCTTGAAAATTTGTTAAAGTCAAACCTTTCAGGATGTTCAAGCACAAGTTGCAAAGCATCCTTTTCCGCTTGAAAAGACTTTACAGCCGTTTTCATATCCTTCATACTTTTTCTATTTACAAGAAAACTGTTCCGAGCAGGGGAATAAGCAGCGGTTGCACCTGTGATCTTCTGTCCAAGTTTTGTGTTTCCGGCAGGTGCAAGGATTCCACCAAATTTCTGAACATCAAATGTTTCATAGAAGTTTGATATTGCCTTGTTCAGTTCATTTGCCACATCAACACTGATACCCTGATAGGAAACACCCAAAGCACCGAATCCACTGTCATCAACATATTGTTTGATGAATGCTTCCGCTTCTGCAATGGTTTTTGCAGGTGAAAACTTCGGAACTGTTTTGACAGCATCTTTTGTCACCTGAATATACTTTTCACGGTATGATTCAAAGTCTTTGGATTTATCAAGTCCAAAATAAGATGCCCTGTCTTTCAGCGTTTGAAGTTCTGTTTCACCTAATGCCCATCTTGCCCTTTGCAGAACACAACACCTGCAATTGCAATCTTCAGCAGCAATGCCAAAATCACCGGGACATTCAACCTTCATTCCGGCAACTTCAAAAGGTTCATCAAGTTCACGGATTTGACCATCCAATTCCCTGTGATGTTGCCTTGTGTTTCCGTCAAGGGTTGCATCCCACTGTTTCACAATGTCAGCACCTTTTTTCTTTGCTGCCTTCATTGCATCCATTCTTGCTTCTGATTGCACCCGGTGTCCTTCTGTCCTTGCAATAAGCATTGACCGGTTCATGTTTGACTGACCATAGTCACTGATGTTCCTTGCAATTTCTGCATAGGAAAGTTGTGTTGCAAGACCCCTTTGCAGTTCCGTCTTGACCTGCTGCTTCAATTCTTTGGTTGAAACACCAAGTTTGTTTGAAAGTTTGAAGTCATCACCGGTCTTTTCAACCGCTTTGATGACCTGACCTTCATCAATAGGAATCACAAGGGGAACACCCTGACCTTGCCAATCGTAAGCAGTCCCAACAAACCCTGTTTCATAGCAAGTTTGAAGATAACCGGCAATGGAACTGAAGTTTTTGCCTTGCAGGTTGTCAAGAATACCTGAAATCTGCTGTTCCAACTGCTTCTGAAATTCAAGTTGGTATGCTTTTGATTGTGTCAGCGGATTTGCCTGAAGTTCCCTGATGTTCTTTTTAATGTCGGCAAGTGCTTTGGTGTAATTGTCCACAAGGGCATCCAAAACCGCCTGTTCATCCTTCAAGGACTGTTCAAGGACTTCCTTCTGCCGTGAATTCATTACCCATCACCGCCTTCTGTACCGGATGGAACATTCTGATCAGTGACAGGTGCATTTGCAAGTGCTTCTGATGCACCGTTCAGGTCAACAGTGGGGTTCTGCTCAACTAATGACTTGACTTCATCAAAATCAAGGTCAAGCAGTTCACAAATTGCCTGAAGAACAGTGTCATTGTCAAGTCTTGCAGCAGCATTCAGGATTGTGGTCAACCTGACCTGCTGTGTTTCTGCTTCAACTTTTTCAATCTGTGCATTGTCAAGGGCATTGGTCATCACTTCACGGTCAAAATCATAGTAAACATCACTGATCTGATAATCAGTTTCATTTACTGCATTGATTTCCGTCAGTGCAATCTTGGTCAACTTCTTCAGGAAGGACTTCAATTTTGTCTGAAGTTTGTTACACTTCAGATCAAGAAGGGCATATCTTGATTTGATGACAACATTTGTGATATTGCCATCACCGATTTGTGCCGAATTGAAACCCATGCCGAATCTGTAAATGTTCTTTTCATCAATATCCAACTTGGAAACCCTTGCTTCATGCGGAATATCAATAGTCTTGATGTCCACATCACCATCAGGTTCAACACCAATGTGTTTCTTGGTCTTGATGTTTTGGATCATTTCTTCAAGGTTGTCACCTTGGAAACCTTTGACCACATAAAGTGCTTCAGACACATCCTGAAGATTATTGGAAAGACCGCAAGCCATCAAATCATAGTCATCAATCAGTGCCTTGACAGGTTTCAGATGACTTGTCTGTTTTCTGTTGTTATCAATGCGGAAAAAAGGAATGTAACCAAGGGAATCCCCAAACCTGCCTTCTTCATTATCCTTTTCATAGACAATGTGTGGTCTTGGATTCATTGGTTCATCTTTGTCAATCTCAATCTTTCCATCATCAACCTGAACAAAATATGATACCTGCTGTTTATCCCAAACCTGAATGCGTTTGATTTTCTTCTTGCCCTTGTCAATCCGGTCAATGTACCAATAAATGACATATTCCGTGTGGTCATCCGTGTCCTTTGCCCGGACTTCAACAACACCCATTGCATCAGCAAAGACAAATGCAGTTCTGTCATCAGCGTTTTTGTATGCGTACATATAGCCAAACCCACCTGCACACACATCAGTCAGGGTGTCAGAAAGTTCACTTCTGAAGTCATCATCAAAGTATTGATCAAGTTCATCTTGCAATTCAGGAATGTCCGATTTCACAAAGGTTTCATCACCTGACAGCATATATTGAACGCACTGATCAACCAATTCAGTGAAGAAGGGATGTGCAATCTTTATGTTTGACCTTGTGGTGTCCTCAATCAGTTTGCCATCTGCATTGTAATAATACAGTCTGTAATTCCTGATGTCATGAAGTCCTTCATAATAGTCTTGACCAATCTTTGCAATCCGCTTCCGTTCAGAAGTTTCATCATCCTGAATCAACGCTGATATTTCTTCCGGTTTTAGCATTCTTTTTCACCGCCTTTCTTTATAAATTTATTGTGTAATAAAATCAGATCGTGCATCTTTCAAGGAAAAGTGCATGATCTGTTACTACCGTGATACTAATACAACCAACCATTCTTCTTGATGAACCCTTCAAGACCGTAACGCATAGCATCCATCAGGTGGTTGAAGTCATCAATGGGAACATTCAGTTTGTTTCCAAACTTGTCTTTGTCCCATGTGTAGTTGCTGATTTCAGTCAAGAAGTTGACACACCTTGGATGGATGATGATTTCACAATCCTGAATCCACTGAATGCCATTGTTGATTGAATCCTTGCCTTTGACAGCACCGGTGATCCGTAATCCGTAACCCTTCAATTCATCAATGCTTTTTGGTTCTGCCGAATCACCGGTGAATCTGTCTTTTGAATATCCCATGCCGGTGATATTCTCAAAGATTTTCTTGTTTGACAGTCCCTTTTCATACATTTCATCCCATACATAGATTTTATGACCGGCAAGGTCAACAAAACCAATGAATGCTGCGGAAGGGTCATTGGTATAACCAAAGTCAAGACCAAATCCGGACTTCAGATCACATTGTTTCTGAATTTCCTTCAGGTCAAAGGTTTCTTCTTTCCAATTCTCATAGACAAGACCATCAACAATGCCCCAATTCCCAAGACCTGCAACCGCATATCTTCTTGGGTTGTTCTTCTTCATCTTTTCAAAGATTTGACGGTCTGATTCATCCAACCATTCATTGCATAGATAATTGGTTGTAATGGCAAGGATGTCCGGGTCAGGTTCACAATCAAAGAACCGCTTCTTCAACCAATGGTGTTCATTCCAAGGGTTGAATGTCAATGTGATTTGTTTGAATAAACCTTCCGGAAGATCACCAAGCATTGATTCAGCAAGTGTGTCAAAGTCATCTTCAGAAGTGATTTCATACGCTTCTTCAATCCACATCCAACAGATGCAACCGATTTCAGAAGTAATTGATGTGACTTTCAGAGGATCATCAAGACCCCTGAAGAAAATCTTCTGACCTGTTTCAATGTTTTCAATTTCAAGTGGTGATTCTTTCGGAATCCAAACACCTTGAAGTCCAAGTCTTTTGATTGCCCATTTCAGTTCCGTGAAGCAACTGTCTTTCAAAGTCCTGTATGTTTTGCGGACAACAAGAAGGTTTGCTTCCTTGTATTTTTCTTTTGAAAGGTTGCTAATGTACCACAATGCAGTTGTCTTGGATTTCTTTGATCTTCGTGAACCCTTAACAACCCGGTATCTTCCTTTGAACTTCCAAAAAGCATCATAACCGCCACCAACAAAGTCCGACATCCGGAAAACTGCATCATTCGTCAAGGTCATCAACAATCACAACCTTTGCAGTGCTTTCCACATTGACTTTATCAGTGAACAGTCCAAATCTTTTCCCAAGAAGTTCTGCTGCCTTCAACCTTTCCTTTTCATCCGGTGCTTTGTGTATCTTCCTTGCAGAAGAACACCCATCACCTTCACCTTCCACAACAACAATTTCTGCGGAAGATTCACCACGCATGACAGAAGTCAGGTATTCCATGACTTCTTTTGCATCCGCTGTCTTTGCAGAACTTATTTCTGCAAGACGGTCATCAATATATGTTTTAAGGTCAACATTTGTCAACAGTCTGTTCCCTGCCGACTTTGCAACATTGTCATTCTTGATGTGCGGATATGCTGCCTTATATGCTCTTGTAGCATTACAGTCAATCAGGTATTCATCACAAAACCTTCTTTGCTTGTCAGTCATAAAATCACCTTCCTTTCTGACATAATAAAAACACCGGTTGCCCGGTGTTTTCTTTGACCTTTCAGGTCATTATACATTATATCACCTTTGGATAGTGTCATTCAATCCCCAAACAGTGTCACTTTGTTTCCATGAAAGGAAATTTCACATTTTTCAGTGCATCATTGTGTATTCGGTGAACCTGCTTCAAGGAAAGTTCCATTTCATCAGCAACGGCAGACCATTTCAAGAACTGTATGTATCTTAATTTCAGACACAACTTCTGATCATTGTCAGGTATTTTATTGATGACTTCCCGGATTTCTTTCTTCAGGTCAACAAGTCTGTCAATCTCTGCATCAATGACTTTTTCAAGGTCAATAATTTTATCAATACACCTGACAAATGCCGGTTCTGTATTCCTTGAACCGCCTGAAGGCATACCGGACAAATTTGGTGAAGAAACACTTGTGGACAATGCTCTTAATTGATCAAGTTCAGCAAGGTCACTGTTTATCAGTTCATTCAGTCTATATGCCTGTTTCAAATACTGTTTTGCATTCATATAATCATTCCTTTCTGTTTTGTTCTGAAAAATGACAGATGACAGATGACAGTGACATTTATAT